AGACATAATATGTTATCTGGTCAACACTTTTATCATCGCATTACGCGCAAGATGGTCGTTGCTTTCGGAACGATGTTCAACAATATTAAGTTGTATCGCTATAACCTAGCAGGAACAACTGAACTTGAACGCATCACAGTTCCGCTAAACTATATCACAAAAGAAAAATTCTATCAGCGTATTACACAAGATCCTAACTTGGATCGTCGTGTTCAAATTACATTACCAAGAATGTCTTTTGAACTTACTGACATTGCATACGATACTACGCGCAAACTATCTCCATATATTAATCAGTTCGGTCCATTAAACGATACTGCTATTAAAACAACAACACTTACTCCATACAATTTTAATTTTGCTCTTTACATTTATGTTCGTAACACCGAAGATGGAACACAAATTATTGAGCAAATTCTTCCATATTTTAATCCTGATTATACAATGACATTAGATTTAGTGGGCGTTGGTAATCCTGTTGATGTTCCGTTGATTTTACAGGGCGTCAATTACAGCGCTGGCGGATCAGACGGTCCTCCGCAAGATCTAAGAATGCTGCAGTGGAATCTCAGCTTTACAATGAAAGGATATCTATATGGTCCGACGAGCAATGTAAAAGTTATTCGTAAGGTTACAGCCAATACATACGAATATAACAGCGGCGGTTTAGAAGCCAAAAGTTTCACGCTCAACACTGGCTCAGGTGATTTTAAAATTGGTGAAGCAGTATATCAAGGTCGTTCTTTAGATTCTGCCTCAGTCAGAGGATTTGTGAGCGGTTGGAGCAACACATCAAATACTCTTATCGTCAACGATGTAACAGGATCATTTAAACAGGGAACTGTTCTTAAAGGTGCTGTCTCGAATGCATCTTACAATTTATATACCTATGCATCGGCTACAGATTATCAGTTAAATAGAATTACAGTTCAGCCTGATCCGCTTTCATCTAATGCGAATACGGCATTTGGATTTGATATTGATATTGACAGTGCACCAAACATTACATAATTTATGAGCGAAACAGATAAAAATCTAGCAGAAATATTGAATACTGATTATATCCCCGTCGTAAAAGAAGACGATAAACCAATCACTATTCATCAAGAGTCTGGAGAAAATCCAGACGCCAACTATTCGCGCGCAAATTATTATAATCTAATAGAGAAAGGTAACGAAGCACTCGAAGGTATACTTGAAGTTGCAAAAGAATCGCAGCATCCAAGAGCCTATGAAGTTGCTGCAAACATGATCAAGAATCTCTCTGATGTGACAGAGAAACTTATGATTCTTCAAAAACAACAACAGGATTTGAAACCAAAGGAAGTTGCTCCTACTAATATTACAGTAGACAAAGCAGTATTTGTTGGCTCAACAACTGACTTGTTAAAGAAACTAAAGAATGAATCTTCCGAATAAGATAAAAAATTATCTTGGCAATCCGCACTTAAAAAAAGTCAATATGCCAGTTTCGCTTACGGAAGAAGAAGTCCGTGAGTTTGTCAAGTGTGCTGAAGATCCTATCTACTTTATCGAACGTTATGTAAAGATTATTACTCTTGACAAAGGTTTTGTTAGCATTAATCTTTATCCGTTTCAGCGTCAAGCAATTAGAGACATTAACGAAAATAGAAAAGTTATTTTAAAGGCAGGTCGTCAGCTCGGTAAAACGACCATGGTTGTTGGTTATATCCTTTGGTATATTCTTTTTAATCAAGATAAATTTGTAGCCATTCTAGCCAACAAAGCGCCAACAGCACGCGAAATTCTCAGTCGTATTAAAATTGCATATGAAGCATTGCCGCTCTGGATTCAACAGGGTGTTAAGGTATGGAACAAAGGTGATATTGAACTCGAAAATAATTGCCGTGTAATGGCAACCTCTACAGCATCAAGCGCGATCCGTGGTTTCTCTATCTCGCTTCTATATCTTGACGAGTTTGCATTCGTACCAAGTAATATCGCTGAAGAGTTCTTTACCTCTGTTTATCCAACCATTTCTTCTGGTACAAGTTCTAAGATTCTTATTTCTTCAACGCCAAACGGTATGAATCACTTTTATAAAATGTGGACCGAAGCTGTTGAAGGTCATAATGGGTTCAAACATATTGAAGCCAATTGGCGTCAGGTGCCAGGTCGAGATCAAAAATGGGCTGATGAACAAAGGCGTGTTCTTGGCGATCAGAAATACTATCAAGAAGTTGAAACTGAGTTTATGGGTTCTTCTGGAACGCTTATCTCAGCTGCTGGTCTTAAGAGTTTGGCTTTTGTGACCCCATTGAGTAAAACTGAAAGCGGAATATCTGTTTACAAACAACCAGCACCTGGTCGAAGTTATATGATTGTAGCAGATACCTCTCGCGGTAAAGGGTTAGACTATTCGGCATTCGTTGTAGTAGACATATCTTCTATCCCATACAACCTTGTTGCAACTTATAAAGACAATAATATCAGTCCTTTGGTGTATCCAAGTATCATTAAAAAAATGGCTGAGTATTATAATGGAGCATATGTTTTGGTTGAGATTAACGATAATGGTCAGCAGGTTGTTGACTCATTGTTTGAGGACTATGAATACGAAAATATTTTGTCTAGCGTTGAACTAAAGAATCGTATGACGTTGACATGGGGTTACGGTAAGAAATCGGATCGCGGTATTCGTACCACAAAGTCTGTAAAACGACTTGGGTGCTCAGTTCTCAAGAACCTTATAGAATCTCAGCAAATTATCATCCAAGACTTTGAGACTATATCAGAATTATCCACATTCATTGCTCGCGGCGCAAGTTTTGAAGCAGACGAAGGTAGCCATGACGATCTAGTCATGTGTTTGGTGTTATTTTCCTGGTGCACCAGCCAAAACTTTTTCTCTGAAATTAGCGATACCAATATTAAAAAGCGACTCCATGAAGAACAAATGCGGCAAATTGAAGATGAAATGTTGCCTTTGCCTGTAACTGCGGATGACCATAACTCTTTTGTTTCTGACGGAGCTCTATGGAACGTTGTACAGGACAAAAACTGGGGCACATAACCTTAAAAATCCCTTTTTACTAAATAATTTCGTAGATTTTCTTAATTCTCCATTCATAGGAGCATAAACATGGCGTTTCAATTATCTCCTGGTGTTGTTACTTCCGAAGTAGATTTAACAACCGTCGTTCCATCTTCAGGAACAACTACTGGTGCTTTTGCTGGCGTTTTCCAGTGGGGTCCAGCTGAATTTGCATATCAAGTCGAAAATGAAGTTCGTCTTGTAGAAGTTTTCGGTAAACCAGATACCAATACTGCAATTTCTTTCTTCACGTGTGCAAATTTCTTGAACTACGGTAACGACCTTCGCGTTGTCCGCGCAGTTAACGGCGACAATACAAGAACTGCAACTGCATCAGGTAATACAACTTATCTCATCAAGAATGAAGATCAGTATTTCACAAGTTACTACAGTTCAAATACTGGTAACACTGGCGCATGGACTGCAAGATATCCTGGCGCACTCGGTAACTCGCTCAAGGTAAGCGTTTGGGCTAATACAAATACTACACACTTCAATGCATGGGCATATAAGAACTACTTCGATTCTGCTCCTGGAACGTCAGCATTCGTTTCTGCAGTTGGCGGCGCCAACGATGAAATGCATATCGTTGTTGTTGATGAAGACGGTCTCTTCACAGGAACGTCAGGAACTGTTCTAGAAACATTCCCATTCGTATCAAAAGCAAGCGACGCAAAAGACAGCGTTGGCAACTCAAATTACTACAAGGATGTGCTCTGGAGAAAGTCAAAGTATATTTACTGGACGGATCACCCAGATATTTCTAACACATACGCAACTTGGGGAACAACAGCAGCAGGTAAAACATACGCTCAGCTCGCAAATGTTTCAGCAGTACACACAGTGTCACTAGCTGGCGGTGCTGACGGCGTTGTTGTTGCTGGAAACGTTCAAACTGGTTACAGCAAGTTTATTGATGGCGATCTAATTGATGTTTCGCTCATCATGACTGGCGCTGCAGAACCAGCAACAGCACTTTACGCAATTAACAGCGTTGCTGAAGTTCGTAAGGACTGCGTGGTATTCGTATCACCAGCTCTTGCTAACGTAACTTCTTCAACACCAGCTGATGATGTCATTAACTACCGTAAGAATGCACTCTCAAACGTGTCATCTTCTTACGCTGTAATGGACAGCGGCTGGAAGTATCAGTATGACAAGTATAACGATTCATATCGCTGGATTCCACTCAACGGTGACGTTGCTGGTCTATGCGTTCGTACAGACCTTGAAAGAGATCCTTGGTTCTCACCAGCTGGATCTTCACGCGGTCAAATTAAGAATGTAATTAAACTTGCATACTACCCAGTAAAAGCTGACAGAGATACGCTCTACAAGAACGGTATCAATCCTGTCGTATCATTTGCTGGCGAAGGTACTATCCTATTCGGCGATAAGACAATGCTATCGAAGCCAAGTGCGTTCGATCGCATCAATGTTCGTCGCTTGTTTATTGCTCTAGAAAAAGCGATCTCTCGTGCTGCCAAAGCGCAACTCTTCGAGTTCAATGATGAATTCACAAGATCGCAGTTCGTATCAATTGTTGAACCATTTTTGAGAACGGTGAAGGGTCGTCGTGGAATCACGGACTTCAAGGTTGTTTGTAACTCAACAAACAACACACCAGATGTTATTGACCGTAAT